CCCATCTGCCTGCGAACGTCCACGGTCCTGACTCCTCTTGTGTGGAGAAAAACAAGCTGAGCGTTCGTTATCGCCCCCGACTTTCTCGCCGACGCCGCTTCGGGAATCCCAACGTAAACTTCGAGATTGCCCAAGTCTTTCAGATTCTTGATGGCCTTCACCGAGCCGTCTGTAACAACCGTCTTGATCTTCGGAGTCAGCATCTATGCACCCATCATCCGCACGGCTATCGCCCACCAATACCCGCGACTCGCATAATTATTAGTCGAAACGATCCGATATTGTTGATTGTGATAGATAGCAATGTCCGAAGTCGCCGGGCCTCCATCGTTCGCGGAAAGACGGGTCACGTACATTGGAAGTTCGCAATGGACGACGATGGATTCGTGCGTTCTGTCGGCTTCAGGTAACGCTTCGATTTCACGAGCAGTTGCAAGGGTGATTCGTCCGTAGAGATTGAGCGTCGTGAATTTGTCCGACCACCCTCCGGCCCCGTAGTAGCCACCATTCGACCGCTGAATCTGGAAACTCTCCGCAGTGAGGGGATCATTTACAGCGAAGGACAAGTCCATCAGGTTACCAAAGTAGCATCGGTCCAGAACCAATCGTCTTGGCCAAGGACGCGAATTGTTGCCCGTACAAAGTGAGGTTCCACATCCCGAACTCTTCCAGGTTTGGAGGTTCTATCGTCATACTCACGTTCGATGCCGTGTTGCTGACGATGATCCCAGCCGCTAAACCGGAACGCGCGATAGAGCCAGCCGTGCTTCCCGTGTTTCCCTCACTCATGAGATACAGCGTTGTGTAATGAGCGATGAACAGAGCTATCGCCATCGGCCACATCTCGCACCAACGAGCGGACTGCAAACTTGCAGATGCCAAAGTCACGTACATTTGCAACACGGCTTGCGGGACGATCAGATTCGCAGCGATGATGTTGGTTACGTTGAACAACGCTCCGGCGCCATTCCCTCCCGTAACCGCTAAGTTCTGAGCGACCGAGTAACCCTGACCTTGTTGAGCGATTTGAGCCGTCAGAATGACTCCATTCGAATCGACCGTCATCGCTTGGATGATGCATCCCGATGCGTCTGGTTGAACGAGTTGCAACTGGTCGTTGACAGCGTAACCAGTCCCTCCGTTCGCAATCGCGACACTTCCTACCGCCTGAGCGAACGTCCCAAACTTTGGATACACGGCGAGAAAATCGCTGATCTGGTAAGGCGGATTGTCCCCGAACACTACGTTCGTAGCGCCAGCGAACAGGTTACAGTCCGTCTCCTCCGGCCATCCCCAGAGTTGCGAACAATACGCGCTATAGTCGGGATTCGCCATTTAGACTGAGAACGGCTTCGTCACAGGCCCAAGTCCGTCGTTGCTCTGCTTTTCTTTCTTCTTCGGAGCGTTCGGGTCAACGACTGGAACCTCGATCAGTTTTGTCTTGGGAATCTTCGTCCCCTTCGGAAGAACCGTCAAAGCTGGCTCGTCTCCTCCGGTACAGAACTCGAAGTACGGATCGTCGGAAATCCAGTCGGGAGCAACAGCCGCCGAACCGCGAGGCGTGGGCCGCACTGTCACCGATGCTTCGGTTTTCGGGTTTTTGAACGTGAGCGTCCGCGTGCTGATTACCTGCATATTGATTTCTCCTTTTCCTCGTTCAGATGTCTTTGCCGCAGAAGCAGGTCAGCTCCCTCTCGTATGAGAGCAAAAGGCCGTTTCAAGTTAGAATCCGGCGCAATCTGTTTTTGCTGACCTGCCCATTGAGCGAGCACCGCAATGTCGTGATTGTCGATGCACTCTTCGGCGTCTCTCAGCGTGATCTTTGATTCCATACGTCCTACCTCCAATCCGGGATTCGCGCCCGGTCAAGCAGCCCTCAAACTGCTATCTATCTCAAATTCCATCAAGATAAAAAGCCGTCTGCGGACGCAGCCACATCACCTGGGCGATGTTGCCGACGTAGATCGACACGTAACCGCCGCCACGGTTCTCGGTGGGGATAGTCATGGCCGGGATGATCTCTTGCGGGATCATCAACAGCACGTCGTCTTCGTCGTTCCGGTACGCGAACGCCCGGTTCAGGCCGCTCACGCCTTGTCCTGAAATCCAGGGGTTCGGCAACGGGTTGATGGTGAACTTCTTCCCAAGCTGAGCGCACAGACAGTACTTCTCGATGTACTCCTGAATGGAAAGCGAGATCGGCGTCCCGTTGATCGTCATCGGCTGCCCGAGCAACTGGTGCTGAGTGAACGGAACCAGCAAGCTGTCCGGACACCCTTCCATCGTCGAGTACCCAGAGTTCCCAACAGCGGTGTAGAGCATCGTCTGCACGTCGTTGTAAATCTGGATGCCAGTCTTGTTAGACCAGAGAGTCGAACTCCCCGTGCCAACCGCTGCGGCGAGGCCAGAAGCTACGTCACTGCTGTTGATCAGTCCGGGTTGGCTCAACCATCCGAGATACGTTACCTTGTCGAGTGCCTTGTTCCAGACCATACGGATGCCCTTGCGGAGCATGTCGTCGAGAGAGAACGGCGGAGCGATCTCGTTCCGCTTGGCGGTTTCGAGTTTCTTGAGGTCGAGCCATGAAATGAACATGGACGCCCCCCAGATCCAGGAAACCCAGTTCCCCTGTTGAATGTCCGCCTGGATGTTCGGCATGTCAGAGTTGTTCGTCCCCTGAAGTCCGAACTCGTTCCCTCCGGACGTGCCGTAGTTCGCAGCCCACGCCGTGATGTATTCGGGGAAACCGCCTCCGAATTTGATCTTGATGTCGCGGGCGTGAGTGTGAGCTTCTAACGGCTCGACGAGTTTAGTGTGTGGGATGGCAAGCTCGGCATTGAGAAATGCCAAACCTCCGCTGGAGGCCGCATCGAACGCTTGGCCGCTTTGCGATTTGTTTTTGTACATTGTCCGATCTCCTTTTCTACGCAGCCGCGCGTTGGATGAGTGTGATTTCAGTTACGTTGTTGGCGTCCATGTTGCCGTTCTTGAACACCGCGTTGGTCAGAGCGACGGTGCCAGTCGTGTTCGCTGCCTCGAATCCGCCAACAACTCCCAGCGGAACCGAAGCATTCACCGCCGTGCGAACGTACACGGTACCCTGTGACGACGGCGTGCCGTTGTTGATCACCACCGAGATGGTTCCACGAACCAAGAAATCGCATTCTTGATTAGCGGCGTAAGAGCCCGTCTGAGGAGTGTCGGGGTTGACCGGGTAAGCCAGCATCGACTTCACTTCCCGGACGGCCACGCCACCGAACTTCGCGGCAGTGAACGTGCCGCTCTGCTGGCCGGTTCCGGTACCGACGTAATCGACTACGCCAACAACCGTGTCGCCTCCGCCAGTCGTAGGAATCACGACGACCGGAGTCCCGAACGGGATCGTGTTGGGAGTGGTACTGAGAACAGGCTTGGCGACCACGAGAGGATCACCCATCCGGGAGACGGTTCCAGGGAAACCGAAGGGAAGCCCAGTGACAGGAATTACTTGAGCAAATGGCATTACCGCACCTCCGAAGTGACGTTCTTGCGATGGCGGCTAGCCATCATGTTGTTCAGTTTCTCGGTACGCTGTGCAGCGGTGGTCTGTTCTTCCGCATCCTTGCCGCGTGCGTGAGCCGCGTCGGAGAACGCGCTGTAGCTGCCCGTCCCCGTCCGCCGCGGTCCTTTGTTGATCGAAGCAGAAGCGGCGTCGAAGGCCCGGTGAAGGTCCGTGTCCTTGACGCGAGCGACGAACGGACGCAAAGCGTTGAGCACGGCGGCAGCGCCTTCGTTCGCCAGAGCGGTGTCCCGCGCTTGCGCCAGAGCGTCCTTGGCCTTACCTGCTTCGTCCAAGATCGGCTCGACGAGAGGAGCGGAGTCTTTGCCCTTGCCGTCTTCCTTCTCCGCAGCGTCCTTGCACTTCGCGCAATCCTCGACTTCGCAAGTCTTTGGATCGTGCTCAGCGTCCATGGCGTGCTCCGGCTCTCCCTCTTCCTCTTTGAAGAAGCTGGAAAGGTTCTCGCGCAAGGCTTTCAAGTCGGCATCACCAGCCTTCTTGTCCTTGGCGCGTTTGTAGTCGAGAGCCTTGTCGAGGTGAGCGTGAAGCTTCTCGCGCTCCTCGTCCTTCGGTTCTTCCTTCTCGTCCTTGGCTTTTTCTTTTTCCTTCTCTTTCTCGTCGTCTTTCGCGTGACCACGAAGGTCACTCTTGGCGGGCTCTCTCAATTTGCTGATTTCGCCCGCCGCTTCTGCTAGCTCCTCTGGCGTAGTGGCACTGTCTGCCGCTTTCGCTTTCAGCCCTAGCCCGAGCAAATCCATCAGTCGATTGCTCACTTTGCGCTCCTTTGGCTTGTCTGTTGTGGGAGCTTCCGCGCTCTTGGATTTAGCCAAGAACTCTTCGGCATCCGGATTGAATTCTTTGACCAACTCCTCCTTAGGAGCCGAGTCGTTGATGCGAGCTTCCCCGCCAGCGCGTCCTTTTTGGACCACGGCGGCGTGATTGCCCACGAGATTAACCTGCAAAATCTTGTTGCCGTCCAGCGCGAGGTCATAGAGGTAGCCGAGAGAGATTCCGCGCTTCCCACTCTTGATGCCATCGATCAAATCAGCATGCGTGCTGATCACGTCTCCGATCAATGGCCAGTCTCCCGTATCCAGCGGTTCGTCTCCCTTGCGTATGTTCCGGATGTGGCCCTTGCCGAACCTCTCGACGTTCTCCGCGTCGACGAAGACGTCTCCCGGTGGATGATCGTCCGTGAGAGGCTTCGATTCGAGCGAAGCGATAAAGTCCGGATGAAAGACTTCCTCTGCTGGACGGTAGAGTTCGACTTCCTCGTTCGGAGCGATGTCCAAGCAAAGTTTCTCGACTTGCTTGCGTGGCAGTTCGCGGCCACAGTACTTCTGGAACCCAGTCCTCGCCAGCACTACGTTCGTGCAGATCAGGAAACCCTCGTTGGTTTCACCGATGTTAGGCGAGAGGTTCTCGGCTAAGTAAGTCGTAGTCGCCATCAGTCTGTCACCATCCCAGCAAATCTTTTACCTTATCCCACTCTATCCCGCGTTCAGTCGCTTCCAATTCAAGCAATAATGTTCTTTGTGACTTCAGGAACTTCAATCTTTGCTCCATCGGGATGAGGACTGGACACCTTGGAGGCACCGGATACCGATAGGTAATTTTCTCCATCTCATCATCCGTAAGTTTCTCATCGGTGATTTCTGATGGCTCTTGCGGAATAAAGTGCCGTGCATGTTCCGCCATCTCGGAGAGTGTTTCTTCTATACGATGGTCGAACATTATTGCCTCACCGCCTCTACGATGGCATTTCCTAACCGTTGGATCATTTCCCCAGCGCACACTGCTCCGCAAAATACCAAGAGTGTCTGGTCTTCTGTGACCATACTCCGAAATGTTTTGCCGCAGTCAATCGGTGTTTTCACTTCGGATATTCGCTTCCCGCACATCAAACAAATTTCCAACTCATATCGCTCAACAGAGCCTTCTGCCGTTGACGAGCCTTCCAGAAAGCCGCCCCGATGTCTTGATGGTAAGTTTCCTGTCCGGCGTGAACCCGGTAGCAAGTCAACTTCTCTGGAACGTGAGCCGTCTTCGCTCCGGCGTGAAAACACCTCCACCAGAAATCCCAATCGAACAGCGGAACATCAGCCCACCCGCCGATCTTTCGCCACAAACTTTTTTTGCACAACGAGAACAGAGACGCGATGTTGTGCTGGTCGATCTCGTCAGTCCACGGCTTCGACTTCTCTTGGCCGTAGTGCTGGAGAGACAGGTCTCCGAAGAACTCCGTGTCGCTGTAAACCACGTCGGCTCCAGTCTGTACCATCAACGCTACAGTCTTCTCGATGTACTCAGGCTTCAGAGCATCGTCGTCGCAGAGCAGAATGAACGCATGACAGTCGCTTTTCTCGATGGCGTCGTTCATCCTGACGGCCAACGGAGCGCTCGTGATGATCCCAAGCCCCACGTTGCCAGTCACGGTAACTTCATCGGCCTTGCGCGTCTGCCTCTCTACTGACTCCAAAGCATCAGGGAGGAAGTTCATCCGATCGTGAGTCGGGACAACGACCAACACTTTCAACTTCGGCACAGCCCACGTCATCCAGTACCCGCCGAACTCCAGCGAAGACTCGACCAACTCGTATCCGATTTCTCTCAGAACAGGCTCGACTACATCCCGCGTCATCTTCCCATCTTGGATCGGGTGGTTCGTGTCGAGCGCCAGCGGAATCAACTTATCTTTGAGTGTTTCTCGCGAGGATTCCAACACTTCTACTTCCGCGCCTTCGATGTCGAGTTTAATGAAGTCCGGCACGCCGTAACGCTCGAAAGCGCTAGCCAAGGTGATCGTCTCTACCGTGCTGATCCCGTCGAACGATGCGCGACCATTACAACGTGGAAGCGCTGAACCGGGCGTGCTCTCAGAGTTGAACGTCTCCGTCCCATTTTGGCCGGCAAGCGCGTAGGGGAGCACAGTGACGTTCTCGACGTGGTGGCGCTCTAGATTCCTGATCAGCGCTGCGCGGTTCTTATTGTCCGGCTCGAAAGCGTAAACGTGTTTCACCTTTTTGGCAAAGTTCACTGTCGTGGCTCCGCAGTATGCTCCGCAGTCGTACACCACGTCGCTTGCTTTCGAGCGATACTGAGCGAGATAGCCTTCGATGGCCTCGGGTTCCTCTGGCAACGAAGTGAACTCGAACTCTCCGAAACCCCTGAGTGAGTGAACACGAGAGCGAGAGAAGTCCACCACCTGATGGTTGCCTTCGTCTTCCGGCGCTACGGCTCCGAAGTACATCTCGAAGTGCTCTCTCAATTCGTGCTGATACCCTGCGTGACAGTCGGCCAAGCGGATCACTCGGTTGTTCGAACCTACTACGTCTACGCTCACGCTATCCCTGCCGCTGACTTGAATCCTTCGGGCAAAACGTCCGTACCGACGAACGGCCAGAAGCCCGGAGTGCCGACCGCCGCTCTGCGTGCGTTCTTGCTGTGCATCGTGGCTACGAAGTTCTTGCTCCCATCCCCCGAGGCGATTTGTTGAGCCAGGCGCGCTTTCTCGATGAACGGGCCGTCTTCCCCGAACGACGCCCTTTCGTCCCAAGGATTCTCCAGTGCGTAAGAGCGCCGATAGATCAACGACGCGCCCCAAACCGTGCCCTTGTAATAACTCGCCTTGGCGTCTACGAAGTCGTACCAAAGCGCATTCGAGTACCCACCAATCTGCGCTCTGGGATTCGCCAGCATCATCCCGACCTGATCAGTGATCCTGTGAGGCCCACTCCAGTCGTCCGCGTCGAAGTGAACGATGAACTCTCCGTTCGCACGCTGGCACCCTACGTTCCTCTTGAGGCTGAGTGTCTCCGAATGACAGAGTATGTACTGGCAGTTCTCAATTCCTTCTACCAGATCGCGGATCACCTCCCCACCGTCATCCACAACGATAAGTTCGCGGTTCGCATAGTCCTGAGACAAATAGCTGTCTATCGCCCGCTGGACCATCTCGCGCATGTTGCGGTGACAAAGCAGAACACTGACTAGAGGCTCAAGCATTTGCGGATTCCTCTTGGCCTTCTTCTCCCGGCATCTTGAACTCACCCAATCCAGTCTGCTCGCTGAACTTCTCGTCGCTCGCCTTCTCGATGTCTTCGTCTGTGATTGATGTCCCGAACCCGGTGACGATGCTCATTTGCTTGACTTCCAGCAAGACTTGCTTCTCCGTGAAAATGTCCTTACTGTAAGCATCGGAAATCGCCGTCATGCCTTTGGTGAACAACTCCACCTTGTCCTCTTCCGTCAGCACGCGAACGCTCGGGTACTCATAGTCCAAGTCCTTCGGAACATCACCAAACTCCGACATGCAGATCACTGGAAAGAGTTTGTTGAACTGAGGCGTCAACTGGTGGTGCTGTTCCTGAGCGATGGTTTCCTCATAAATCCTCTCGTCGCCGTCGTTCGACTGACCGATTCCTGTCATCGTGCGCCCGAACAAGCGAGTCACCGGAGTCCTCGCAGCTCCTGCGATGTCTAACTGGAACTGCTGGTAGATGTCGCTCAAGCCGCTGAAACTGTACTGGTGAGTCTGTAGTTCTCCGTCCTTGCCGAGTATCAACATGCTTTGATTGGACAGCAACTCGTTCTGAGCCTGCATGACTCTCAAGAAACGCGACAAAGCCTGGCCACTCGCCGCTGCCCCGGAAAGCATCGAAGCCAGTTCGGGATTCTTTTGAGCAACGATCTGAGCGCGGAACATCAAGTTCAAGATCGACCACGACGCGTTGTCACGCTTTCGCAGTTCCTCGTAGACCAACTCCAACACTGAGATGCCCCAGTACATCTGAGCTTGCTGCTCGGGACGTGGAACCTCGGGACCACAGAATCTCAAGACACGAGACGCGTGAACGCGAAACGACTTCGACGCTTCCACGGATTGACAGCGGTAATATTCGGGAAGGCCAAAGTTCAGTGGATCCTCGATGTTCGTAGACACGTCACTGTCGGGATATATGCCGGACCAGCGGTCGAACGGGATCAGTCCGCAATAACTGCCAGGATTGATGTCGTCCAGATTCAGAGGTTCTTCCAGAGCCTTCTCGTGTCCTCGGATAACGATCAGCGCTCCCGCCCCGCCGAACAGGTTCCCTTCCTTCGAAGCCTTGAGCGTCTTCTGCTGAGTCTGCGTCCGGCCTATCGTCCGGTTGAACGACTTGATATCTCCTGGCTCTAGTTCCGAGATCAGATTCGGCCACGCTCTCACCATGTCGTCTGGATGGGAATCGACGATCCTGCGCGAGAGCCAATGGTTACGGTAGAGAGTGATCATCAACCAGTAATTGTTGCTGAGACGCAGAAGCGTGTAGTCCGTTCCCTCAGCTACCGACGGCGTGCCGTACCCTATGCGTGCGGCAGCGTTCGTGAACACGTCGTAGGCCATCCCGCGCTCGCTTTTCGAGTCAGTCACGATGGCACTGGAACGACGACGGATTATCCGTTTCTTACTCACGCTGCAATGCGGTCCTCGCGTCCAAGATTGTTCATCGCACGAAACGCGGAGAGGGTCACAGAAAGAATCGCACCGTCGAAGTAGCACCTGTGAGGCCACGATACTTGCGAAGTCCGTAAGAGCGGTTCTGCGTAACAACGGCAGTTAAAGATTCCACCAGGTGGATATTTCCCGTAACTTCTTTCACCGACGAGAGCTTCTGGAGACGGCTGATCAGTCCATCGGAAGAGTACAGTCGCCATTTTCCTGTGGGAAAGTCGTACTCTTTCATCCTCACTCGTCCTCCAAACCACCCAGTCCAATCCTAACTCCTCACTCCGCGCTTGAGTCAGAGCCGTCTGAGCCTTTGCCGTCTCCGTGCGTGCGATCCTTTGCGCCTGCCAGCGCGTGATGTACTTGAGCAGGCTCGGTTCCGCGTAAGGTCTCTCACCAGCCTGAGCGCGTCTCGCCTGTTCCTGTGCTGCCTGCTCAGCTACCTTCGATGGCAAGGTACGAATCAGTTGCGCGTTCTCCGCGATCAATTCGCGCACTCTCTCGCCAATCGGTCCTTCGAGTTCGTTCTGCAGCAGACTGTGAATGTACTGGCCTCGCATGACTTCACGAGATGCCTGTCTCCAGGTCCGAGCCGTATCGTGAAGCCTCTGGAGTACCATCCGCTCTGCAATCTGCCAACTCCAGAGTTCGAGGAATCTTTCGCGATCAACGAGCGGGATCGAGAACGCGTTTTCCGCGATCTTGAATAACAGCTTCGCGTACTCTTGCGCCACTCGCTTTGATTGTTCCCAGTTCATCGAGACCGCTTCGCTCCCAACAAGACGAATTTAGCATCCGGAGGATACTGAGAGGTTTTCACGTCAGCTTCCTCAAGCGATTCGATGGAGATCAATAGTCCATCGTCGATATGCCACAACCGTAGATCGAGAGTTATCCAACGCTTCATTCTTCCCACTTGATGTGGAGGCTCAATAGCCAGTAGATGTCGTCCTCTGTGATTTCCACGAGGTAGACCGGATTCCTGGGGTTGATCGTGACCGTGTAGCCGCTGACCATATTCACAGGCCCGTTGCCAGAGAACTCGAAGATCATGCCGTTTGAAGAATCTCCGTCAAGATAACTTCCGCCTTGACCGCCTTCAGATACTCTTCGCAGTGCTGATTCTCGCAATAGAACGAATAGAACGTCACTTGGTCCGTACATTTCATCTGATGACCGCAAGCGCAGAAGATGGAAAGATGAGCGACCACAAAGATTACTTGATGATGCCACGCCGCAATGACTCCGCCACGGCCTGCGTCGTCGTCCTGCAATTCAGGAACTCGCGAATCTGAGCCAGCCTGTTCTTTCCCATCTGCTTACTGTGGCTGACTTCCGTCACCCGCGATCCGTTGGCGAGCGCTTGCAAGTACAGAATGTGGACCGGAGCGAGGTGTGTGATCGGCCCTGTGCTTCCACTTCCATTGCTAGGCATCAGTTTCAAGGAACGATCAACCGCCCGGCCACGATATTTTGCCACATACCCTGATCCGTATGGCATGATTTAGGCCGCTTTCCCCGCGATTCGCCAAGATGGTATGCGAGTCTTCACGAGGTACCTCACCGTGTCACACTCGTCATCGTTCTGCTTGATCGGTTCTTCTACTCCACGCGCTGCTTTCTTTACATCCCAAGAGTATGCAGGCATCTTGCTGATGGTCTTCGGACAACGCTCCCGCGAGAACCTGAGCTTCTTCTGAGCCATCAGGCTAGAAGTCATCCGGATACCATCGGCAACGTCGTTGTCCGCGTCCATGTGCCATATGCCACGAAGCGTCAACTCGGCATCGAACGAGGCGCACTCCGGAGGGACTAGAACCAACGCGTTCGCAGCTTGCTTTCCTTCTATACATGCCCCTGGAATCGCTTCTCCGCGCATGAACTGCTCCAGATCATCGGCGTACTGCCCGTCAGTCTTTTGCTGCATCATCTCTGCCGAGTCCCAAACGTACTCCCGGTCGCACCAAACCGTGTCGCCGTCGTCGATGAAGTGGAGGTAAACCTGGCGGTGAGCTACTCCGCAGTCGATGGCTATCGTTTCCTCTCCCAGCCCGTGACCAACCGGACAAGGCCCGTCATAACAGAGATCGTCCGCCCAGCAAGAACCGTAGATCGCGCCCTCAGCTACCACCCACTTGCCCATGATGAAGCGCTCGTAATAGACGCCCGTGTACGTCCGGCGCAAGAACGCCTTGTAGTCTTCCGGCACGTTCGGGTTATCGTCCAAGCCAAAGTTTATGACTTCGATGTCCCCGAGCGGTGTCATATGGTCGATCAACTTCTTGACGTGGTGGTAAGGCGAGTCCGTGTTCGTCGTCGCGTAGGCACGTGCGCCAGCAGGCGACATTCGGTTGAGAGCCATCTTCACGAAGTTCTCGGGGTAAAGCACGAGTTCATCCGCGTACCAGACGCCTACCGTCATTCCCCGGACGTTCCGTTCCGACCCTTCGTCTTTAGCCCCCATCACGATCCACTTGCTGCCCATGATGTCCAGTTCGCCAGACTGACGGTTGTACGTATAGTTATGAGTCCCGAGCACGTCGAACCAGTCCGATAGCACGTTGCGGTAAACCGAGTCTTTCGTAGCTCCTGTCATGAGCTTCATGCCACGAACATGATAAGCACATAGTTTCGGAAGCGCCTTCGCCATCATCGTCCAAGTCTTTGAACTCCGAACCGCTCCCACCAGAACCGTGAACCGCTTGTCGTCTTCCGGCGGACGGTACGCGAACCGAGCAGCTTTCGTACCGAATGGAAGGATTTTTATGTCTTGTTCTTCGGCGATCATGCGGGACGACTCAAAGGAGCGCGAACAGCTTTGTTTAGTTCGTCGAGACGATCACGTTTTTCGGTATTGTCTTGATCGAAGATACCTAGATGTTTGCCCAGCAACTCAAGACTGCTGCGTTTATCTGAAAGTTTAAATTTCGTGCGCCGAACGTACCGCTTTTCTTCGTTGCGTCCTTCGGTCACTGTCTCGACCGTGACTTCCTGGATCGGAGCAGACAGGTCTCTATCGTCTGCCGCTAGCGAAAGATCGATTTCCGGCTCTCCATCATCGTTGATCCGTAGATAGTCCCGCATATTCGAGAAACCGAGCAAACGGAGTTCTCTGATAACCATTTCGGCAGTCAACTCGGCTTTCTCCATCCGGCGAGCGCGACGCTTTTCGATTTCATCTGCAATACTATCATTTGCTAACAGTCGCGATGCTTGCTCGTTAGCAGTCCGCCGAGAGTATCCGGCACGGATAGCGGCCTGTGTTCCGTTAAGATTAGCGCCCTTCGGGTCGAGGTACTCCCGAATGAAGTTCTGCTGCCTGTCGTTGAGCTTGTTACTTTTGCGTTTTGATGCCACATTTAAGCAGTTAAGTGCTTGAGCGCGTTAAGACTTAACAGCGAGTTCCCGGTGAAGTTCTGCGACCCAATCCATCTGCCAGATTTCCAGCGAGATAGGATCGAAGTGATGACGCTCTGGACTCTCCAGAACCGTATTGCACTTCTGAATCTCCGAGGCACAGCGAAGCACGTTTTCAAGAGATGGCTTCAAGCGTCCTC